GGAAGCCATTCTGAGGCGATGACAAGTCAGCTAACTCATCATTAACAGCGTTTAATACAAGCTGTGCAGGGAACTTAGGGTTAACAGTAACCAGATCACCTGCGGTATGCGAAGCAGCAGTTGTGCCACGGAAGCCACGCCGAACAGTAGCATCGTTTGTTGTAGCGTTAACACTAAACACGTACATTAGTTCAGTGCCTATTTCAATAATCGTTCCGGCTACTATGCCTGCCGTGTCATGCGTAAAGTTAACAGTCGTTTCAGTAGTGTTTAACCCTGTCCCTAACGTGTCGCATTCCTCAACATAATCAGTTAGTAACAAGTTCTTTGTTTCATCTATCCACGTTTGTGCCGTCATAACGCCTCAATACTATCCATAAGTCTTTCGCTTTCTTTCCTACTCGCATCACTAGAATACAAACGACCTGCTTGAATTTCGCTCTTAGTCTCAGCATGTTTTTCCAAATGTGCTGACCCGTTAATAGATTTAGGTTGCACACCACTCTTACGCAAACGCTTATACGCAGACATATCAGCATCTTTAGCTTTCTCAGCTTTCTTCGTAGCGTCTAAATCAATTACAGAGTTACGAGAAGGCATAGCAGAAGGCGCAATGTTCACACCTGAAATAAGTTTAATCATTGCTCGCCCACAATAAACACAATGAAACGAATGCTCATCATTAAAGCCATGTATTATTTCTTCAACACTGTCGCATTGTGCGCATTTATAGTCATACCGTGGCATAGCCTACTACCTCTGTTCCATATCCTGCATTTGCTAACGAGTCCAATTCATCTTGCGTTAAATCAGTGGGGGATTCATGCCCACCATATATTGTCCGAGAAACTGTACTCACATCTGCCGGTTGTCGGGTCGTCACTGACCCATCGTTTAATATAAATATATTAACCCCTCTAGCCGTCGGAGGATAGAATCTCCGCAAGTTCCTAGCAGGACTATTAACAGGAAACGGTGTCACATCTAACGTAGGCACTGTATTCTCAAACACAGGAACGTATTTACGGTGGAATAACAGTTGATCTATAGACGTAGATGCCTGTATAACAGTAGCTGTTATGTTCTGGTCCATGCTAACAGTCACAGACGGCACTGTAGACGTTCCAGCAATCACTGAAGGTGCTATACCAGCGTCACCTGTAACGGTCACAGAGGGCGTTGTAGTAGTCGTAGAAATGACGCTAGGTGCTACACTCGCTGTGCCAGATATAGTCGTAGATGGAGTTGTAGCAACACCAGCAATAACACTAGGAGCTACGCTTGCTGTGCCTGATATGGTAGCTGATGGCGTAGTAGCGCTAGTCGCTATAACGCTAGGAGTTACACTAGCTGTACCTGTTACAGTCGTAGCAGGTACAGTTGTCGTACCTGCAATTACCGCAGCGGCAACATTCGCAAAGGCTGTCACGGTTACAGCCGGTACAGTCGCAGTACACGCTATTGTTGAAGGAGATACGGTAACGCTGGACTCTCGGTAAGCCCCAGAGTTTCTGTAGTCTGTTGAGGTACGGTACGCTACGCCAGCCACGCATAACCTTCCTAACTTGGTTGATCTGGGAAGTTAGCGGTGTCGGCAGGAGTCCATGTTGCTGGGAAGTCTCGTAGTTGTTGCCTGTATGTAGCCCATTCAGCTTTCTTGCTGTCGGTTAAAGGGCTGTCTGGCATTTGTGTCCAGTCTGATTGCAATAGCAGGGAATCACGCTTTAACCGCATAATAATACTTTTTGTTTCGTTTGTTGCGTCTGGGAAACCGTTTGTTGTTGTTACTCTCATCCTATTCTGTACCATCCTTGCAAGAATATGTCTCCGTATGGGCTTGATGTGGTCCACGAAGCAGGCGTTGAACTGTCTAGAACATCGTTAAAGCTGTAGTTTACTGTTGTGTTTCTTTGTGCGTACATAACGATTGTTTCTGATATTTCCATACCAAAAATGCTGTAAATAGTACTAGTTTTAGTTGGTCTAGCCCAACCTACGCCAGTGGGCTGATATTGCAAATCTGTTGAAGTTGTTACTGGAACACTAAACCGCATACCACCAGTAGTGTACGAACTCGTTGAACCACCTAAATAGTAAAATTGGTAATAACATATATTGCCAACCACAGCGTATTTAGCGTCACAAGTTGCGTTGCCTTTAGTCCAATTTGTAAGTGTCGGTGTCCAAGCAGTCCAATCTAAAGCACCATCAGCAACAGCGTTAATCTCAGTTGCTGTAGCTGCAACAGCCGTAGAGCCAAGAATTAAATCACCGTCAGGAATCGTAACATCCCCAGTAAACGTAGGAGTAGTATCCCACTCAGACGTACCAGAACCAGTACCCATAAGCACAGCGCCAGCAGAAGGGTTAGAATCAGTACTACCCAACTTAGTCTCTAACGCAATAATCGCACCAGAATGATTCGTATGAACAACATCATGCTCCTTACCAGAATCATCCATCTCATCCGACGCAGCAATAGTCGGTTGCTGAGTAGAAGTATCTAAACTACTAGGGTAATTAGTTGCCATACGTTACCCTCACTCGTCGCCGTAAAGGGACTCCTCAGATTCAGTGCTCTTACCAGCCAAAGAACACGACCTATCACCAATCTTCGTAGCAGCCCAGCTCTTAAGAACAGACAACACAGCAGCAAACCCAGAAGCTATAACAAGTTTCCAGTTGCTTACGCCCATGTCAAGAAAGCTATTACCACTGATCGTGGCTACTGCTGCTTGCACAAACGTTGCTGCACATCGCTCAAGTAAATCTAAATATTCTCTCATCTAAGTAAAGCCTTCCAAGTATTTGGTCCAACTATGCCGTCAACATATAATAGCCGACGCTTCTGGAACTCCACAACAGCCTTCCGAGTGAGTTTGCCAAAATCAGAATCTATTTTGTACCGATACAATCCCTTAGCAGCCAACAACTGTTGCACCACCTTAACAGCAGCACCCTTAGAACCTTTCTTCAAAGGATGAGAAGTAACCAAAGCCTCTATCTCAACAAACGCAGCAGCAATACCCTTAACATCCTGCTTCGCTGTTTTCTTAGCCTTTGTGCCTTTCAAAGAAGGCGCATCAAACCACTGAATCTTACCCTTAACTACCTTACAAGGCTGATGATGCCACCACTCAGAAGGAACTGTCTTAACAATACCGTACTCTTTAGCTATAGAATTAACCTGTGACGTAGACAAACCACGCCCAACAATACGAAAATCAACAGCGTAACCCCAGTTATCAAACGCTTTCTGTTGCATGTGATAGGAGCCTTGAAACCCTGAAGACGTTATCCTGTCAGGATTAGCAGCTAGGTTAAACCCTGCTCTACCGCTTTTGTATCCGTCGTAAAGATATTTCTGCTGTGCATAGGTACGCACACCAGATACAACTTTGACTTTGTTACGGATACGGCTGTCTCTAAAGAACGCTTCTAACCTGCGTTTGAACTCTGGGTGTAGTAGTTCAATGTTAACGTGTTTACTTGTCGTCGGTATCATTTTGCTCCTCTAAATGTTTGATATAAGCAGCTTGTAAACATATTGTGTAATGCAATGGAAATTGTTTTCGTAATTCTTCTAAAACTTTTGCTGGGGAAAGTTCCATTATACTGAAGCTGCTTTAATTAAAGTCCAAGTTCCAGTTCCTGTTTTGTAATATGTTTGATTGTTGTCCGAGTCTATCCAAAGGTCACCGTTTGAACTAACGTCGTCACTTGGTTGCCCTGCTTGAGTGAAAATGTTTGCAGCATACTCACATTTAGCGGCGTAACGACCAGCAACATTCATTTCTGTATAAGAACCAATTGCTGTAGTTAAATTAGGAAACTTATATACAGGGTCCCTATCGTCTGGGTCTTCAATCTTAAACGTAGCCTCATAAGAATTATCAGTAGACCCTTCAAAAACCAAAGGAAGTTCACCCTGCAACACAGCACTCGTTAACGTAACAGCACCAGTGACAGTAAGACCACCATTAGCTGTTACTAAACCAGTAAACGTAGGTGTTGTATCCCAAGCAGACTGCCCAGTACCAGTACCAATAAGAATAGCACCAGTAGTAGGAGTCGTATCTCCAATACCTAACTTTTCTTCAATCTCAATAATTGCATCATTATACACTTCGTGCATCTCAGCATGATTAGGAGAATTTAAATTAGCAGTATCAGAAATACTAGCAGGAAGCGCACTCGTCGTATCAAGACTAGCCGGATAATTAGAAGTAGCCATTCACCCTCCTACGGAGTCAAATCAATAGTAAATATACCGCCAGCAGCAAACGTAATCGTAAACGTTCCATTACTAGACGAGAAATCAGAACCAAAATCAATATACGCAATCAACGGGTCATCAGTCAAAGAATCATCATAAATCACAGCACCCCTAGCATTCGTAATAGTCGCAGACGACCACGACGTATCAGCAGCATCAAACTTAATCGTGCCACCTGTCTGCGTCAAAGCCAAACTACTTAACGTGTTACCACCAGAAGTATACCCTGACCCAGAAACCTCATTAGACACATCAGCTTTAAAGTCATGCGCCCCAAAGTCAGGGGTATACGATGACGTAACCAACATAATTTTAATCGTGTCACTATCTAAATCCAACGCCAAAGTATTCTTCAAAGCGTTAAGAAACGTTATTCCATAAAGTCCGCTAGCCATCAGCGTTCTCCTCGTCTGCCACAACCTTCGCCTTAATAGTCTCAGGTGCTATAACTACGTGTACTTGTTCTTCTTCCATAGTTGCTAATAATAATACACTACCACACAAAAAGATAGAGGGAAGGCTAACCTCCCAGTAAAGTCAGCCTTCCCTACTACCAGTGAGGAGCTATTAGTTAGCGCCTATTGAGGATGATGTTTCAATCCTTCGGATACATTCCTCACGGAATCTTCCGTATCCTACAAGGTGATACCAACCTACTGTGTTGAATCGGCGTAAGCTGTCGGTTACAGGACCGAATACGATGCTTGGGTCAGCACCGAAACCAGCAGCAGCACTGTGCGCTTTTGCTAGAGCTTGTTTACCAACTATTACAGTTTTGTATTCATCAACATTAGAAGCACCAGCGTCAGCGGTTAGCGTAATTCTTGGTGTTTCAATGAAGTCAACTCCACCGAATGTGCCGATGCTACCTGTGCGGACAGCGCCAGCGTCTTGACGGATTTGGTGTTGGATAATGTCAGTTACGGCTGTAGCTGCACGAAGATCAAAAGAAACGTCAGGGTGGATAAATCCAACGTAAACGTTGCCATTAAATGCAGGTGCAGAAGCAGCTCGTAAGTTAGCTACGCATTTACGAATAAGAGCAGCGGTGATAACGTCACCTGCTGCTAGTTCTCCTGTAGCTGTAGCATCGCCACCGTATAATACGTTGCTGCCTTCAGTTACGATGTCGTGAACAATCTTATCAAGGCTGTCACCCATGTTGTAACCGATAATGTTCGCAGCATCAGCATCTATGTTCAAGAAGCTGGTTCCACGTGCTTTAGCGGTGGTTTGTACTGAATTACCATACTCAGCAAGAGTTACCGTAACCTGTGCATCACCCAATGTTGCAGGGGAAATGTCAGAAGTTTCGGAAATTGCTGAAGTAGCTTGTGATAAATCGCTGTACTTTGTGAACTTAACGCTTGCTCCAGCGTGCGATTGGTTAGTGGTTTTCACATCCGCAACCATCTCAAAGAGAGGTTGTGATCGCAACGCAAAGTAAGCGAGCTGTTCAAACGCTGCATTACCAGCGGAGTTCAGCGAACTCATTTGTGTTATTGCCATTAGGCTATCTCCAATTAAATTTGGAGCCTACCTCACGTCATAGCGTTAAAAGTACCGCCATTAGATTCCCACAACTGTCGCAGTTCATCTTCGTTTTTAGTTTGTTTAATTAAACTCTCAAATTGTGGGTCAGTGACAGGACCAGCATCATCACCAGCTTCAGCGATTCTTCGTTCCGCCTCTACCTGTGCTGCAAACTGCGCCTGTTGATCTACCATAGACGTATCTGTTTGCGCTACCAGATTTGTTAAACCTGTGTTAGCAGCCTCAACTTGTATCGCTTCAACAGTTAGCTCGCCTTCGTAGCCTTTCATAAAGTACTCAGTCATCCTATTGGATGGGTCTAAGCCAGCATCACGAAACACTTCTTTGCGTTGCATCTGTTGAACTTGCGCTTCAAGCTCATCAGCTCTCTTGGCTTTCGCCTCAAGTTCTCTACGCCAATTTGGTTTGGATTCGGTACTAGAAACTTCTTCCGTTTCTGTAGACTCTGTTTCCATTATGTCACTCACCTTTACATACACGCTAACAACGGTGGAATGTTAGCGGAGTTTAATTTAGTGTGAACGGCTCACCCACATAATGGGGCAGATCACATAACCAAATATAAGCAAAATGCAAGGTTTTGTAAACAACCTACGTTTTTATACAGCGCCTAAGCCAGTAGCGCCCTGCTGTTGGACCAAGCCACCCATACCAGATTGGTTAGTTTCTTGCCTTCTTTGACGCAACCTACGCACCTCAGCAACAGAATCAGGGTCTAAACCAAACGACGAAGCAGCCAACTCAGACGTACTAACACCTTGAGTTCCTAACGTTGCTTGCGTTAAACCAGCTTGTGAAGTTAACCGCTCTGTTACTTCACGCTTCTGAACATTCTGATTTGCTAACTGCTCAGCCACATTAGATGTTAACCCACCGCCTGTAGCTGCTACAGCCGCTGACGAAATAGTAGCAGCAGACAACTGTGTTCTAGCTTCAAACGCAGTAACAGCTCTATCAGGGTCTAAGAAATACGCTATTATGTCTCCGTCAGTGTCGCCACCAACCCCATAAAGACGAGCTAATTCTCCTTTCAAGTTAGGGTCTACGCCTGCTACAGCTTCTGATGCCATAGAAACTCGTTCAGTAACTTCATTAACTGACACATCGTTTGCTATAAATTCAGATAAATCATTTTTGTCATAGAACTCTTCGGGTATACCGTATGCTTTCATGGTTTGCCGATAGCCGTCTTCTAAAGTTAAATACTCATCTATAGATATAGCGTTCAACCCGTTCTTTCTACGTTCTGCCAGCGCAGGAAAACGGTCTTCAAATTCAGGGGTTCCTTTTAAACGTGCAATCATTTCAGGAACAGTAAAATCTTTTTTAACGTATTCTAAAACTTCAGGCAATAACGATGATAAACCGTATCTTTCTAACGCATCTTTTATTAAACCGTATCCTTGTGTGTCTTCTACAGGGACAGCAGGCTCAGGAGTTGTTTCAGGAGCTGGTTCGTAAATGTCAGGAGTAAACGCAGTACCCGAATCTACGCCGCCAATATCTAAAATCATAATTAATACGCTGCCTTTCCAAACGCAGAAGCAATACCCTCAACCATCTGAAGAATCTTATTCTGACCACTAGTACTAGTTAAATACTCATCCGTACCACGTATATACTCAGAAGCCTCCCAACCAGTTAACGCACGAACCTGCCCAGTCTTCTCATCAATATAATTCAAAATAGGACTATACTTCTCATCACCTAAATTAATTTGCTTACCAAGCAACTGCTCAATAGAAGCCTCAGTACTAGCAAAATACTCTTTCGGAGTCATACCTAACTCAGACAAAATTTCTTTTAAATGAGGGTACTTTGCAAAAGCCTGTTGCTGCAAGTAATTCTCCCACTCACCAGCAGCACGTTTACCAGTAAAAATTTCTTCAGTAAATTTTTGTACCTGCTCATCTTTAACATCTACATAGTAGTTACTAGCAGCAGCTTTATTTTGGTTAATTAACGACTGATACATGTTGTACTCATTAACAACAGATTTCTGTTCAACCTGAGCAGACACCATGCTTTGAATAAAAAACTCATCATCAGATTTATTTAAACGTTTAATTTGATACGCTAATTGAAAAACCTCTTCATCGCTAAACTCGTACCCCAACGCACCTGTTGACGGGTCAATGCTAGTTAAACCCATAAACTGCAAAACTTTTTTAATATTTTCCATTTCAGAATCTAAATATTCTTGCTGTTCTACTTCATTAAGGTCAGCAAACTCAACATCAAATTGTCTCTGATGTTTATTGTTTTCCATTCCCCACTTTGTAAAACCTAATATTTCTTGTATTCTAGTTAAACCAACTTCTGTATCACCTGTTAGTGCTGCATCTTCTTTTTCTATAGCATCTAAAATGTTCATTGTAGTGCCACCATTTTCTGGCAAAGCAGACGGGTCATCAACAGGAACAAAAACTCCAAATTTGTCTACACCAACTTGCAAATCTTTATTGTTTTCATACAAGAAAAATCCGTAAGCACCATACTGCTCTTCCAAAAACTTACGGCTTTCTTCTTTCGCAAAAGGGTCAACCTGACCAGTTACTTGCGGAAACCCACCAGTTTGTCCAGCAGTTTGGAATCTATTAAAACGTGCTAAATCATCACGATCACCAGCCATCATTTGACGACCAACATTAAACCCACTAGGGCTTCTAGTACCCATACCAGAACCACCTATGGCAAACCCTGTCATGTCCTGCCCAGCAAAAACATTAGGAACACCAATTCTGTTAAGAGTACTGCCTTGCATTTCAGCACTTTGCCTAACTTGCACACTTTGACCAGTACGAATAAGATTAGCTTCATCACGCCGTCTATTAGGATTAGCTTCACTAGCTAACTTAGTGTCATAGTGTTCTGCCAACGCAGCAAAATTTTCAGTATCTATAGCCTTATTAACTTTACGGATAGTTTCTGGACCAGTACTGCCATAATTGTAAGTAACTGAAAGCACAGCAGCTTGAACATTAGTAGGCATTTCTTCATAACGTGCTTGACCAGCAGCTAACACTTCTTCCCTGTTATTAAAACCAAATATTTTAGTATCACCATTGCTCGCAACTTCAATACGTTTTTCAGAACCGCCCATATATTCAATAGGAGTACCTAAATTAGTATTATCTCCAACGCTCCAAGCACTTGCCCAGTTGTAATCTACATCAGAATCAGGAGAATCAGCAAACAACACAGCTTCATTTAACGCTAGCTCTGCAAATAAAATATCTTTATGAATTTGGAAATCTTCTTCAAATAACTTATACGCAGTAGCTTCATCAAGACCATCATTAAGATTGTATGTTTCGCCATCAATAGTAATAGTCTCAGATTTAATTTCATCATCAGAAAGAAGATGCCCATATCCTATGGTAGGATTAAGTTCCGAATCTTCATACACAGGATGACGTTGCGTAGCTGTATTAAATTTATCGCCTTCATGGGCAAGCAACAACGCTTTTGCCTCATCATCTGCTTGACCAAACGTAGTACGTGCAGGGCGTTCAGGCATACGAGCAGTAACAATATCTAAAGCTGAACGCAACTCAGAATCAGTTTCAGCTATCTGCTCAAGTTGGTTCCAATCAATATTAGGAACAGCCATGTAACCTCCTGTTATTAAAGTCACTACCAACCAATTTAAAATCATCCAAAGAGTTTACCATCATCCCCCTAAAACCGCCCTTCGTAAAGCATTAACAGCACGACCTTTCCTAGCAGCATCCATTTGCTCAGGCGCACCATCAGCAGTATCTAAAAACATTTCTGCCTGTATAACAGGGTCAGGTCGGTCCATATTATTAACAGCATTAGTTTTAACTAAACCAACCATAGCTTCAACAAACTTATTCTTTTGAGTTTCTGTAGCATTTTGTCCAAGCAAACTCTTACTAACTTCATTAACAGTTCTCATTAAAGTTGCAGGGTCAAACTGTTGCACTGTTTCCATTGCCGCTTCTGCTTGAGACTCCTCAAACTTTTGCACAATTTCTTGTCCAGTCAAACCAGATTGACCAGTCAAAATGTTGTACGTGTAGCTAATACCCAAACCTACTTGACTAGGTACTTTAATTTGCATTCCGCCTACTTCACCAGTTTGTATGTCCCCAGTAGGTTGAAACTGTTGCGCATCTATTATCGCTTCACCTAAAGCCTTACCGTAAGCTCTCATGTTTAAACTATCATCGTCATTAAATACTGCGTCATGCCCACCGTAACGTGTGTAATATCCTGCAACAGCTAACTCCATAGCTAACAATTTTTGTTCATCTTCAGGCAAATTCTGAATCATAAACAATACGTCAGCAACTATTTGTTCTTCATCTTTAGTAATAAATTTTTGACCTGCTGGACCACGTGCAGTAACAACTCGGTTACCAAGTTCTCCAAATCTAGAATCTTCAGGGTCAAACGAACCAACAACAGGATTGCCAGTGTTTCTATAAAGCTCCTCTATAGACGCAAGGTTTTCATCAACAATAACTGCTTCTGCTGCAAATTCTTGCTCAAAATTATCATCGCTACTAGCTTCAAAACCTGTAATAATATTTATTTGTGTCTGGTACGAAGCCCACGTGCTTTTTTGTCTTTCTACACCTTGTGCATCTAAACTATTAAAATCTGCACCCATAGGACCGCTAATAAGAAGATCGTTAAGTAACTTAACTTGCGAACCTTTTAATTTATTAAACTCTTTAATATCTTCCTTAGCTTGTTCTTCAGTTTTGCCACCAAAACTAACCGCATGTTTTATATAATTGTTCTCAGCTTCAGTTGACAAATTATCCATAGCTACACCTTAGTCCATCCAACTATCTTGTTGAACAAGGTCGTTAGCTAAATACCTAGAAAAAAACGGAGCAAAACTTGGTCTAGTCGCAAACTCTTCCTGCTCTTTAGCCCAACGCAAAAGCAAATCAGTATTAGACTCAGCAGTTAAAACACCAGAACCACCTGCAATAACACGGGCTTGCAACGCACTTTGAATAGCGTAACGTTCCATTAAATAACCATCTTCTCCTACCAAATCAGACCACCAATTAAACTTCTTACCAAAAGACGGCTCATTTAATAAATCTTCTAAACCTTTCATTAGGTCACGCATAAACGTAGGAGTTTGATATTCTTCTTTAGATTCAGCCCACAACGGATACTTCAAACCTAACTCTTCTTCTTTCAAATCAAACAAAAACTTTAAATCAGAATTAACTTCAGCATTAAGATACGGTGTAACACCAGACCTGCCATAACGAACATCGTTAGGAGTAGGAAATTCACCATCAGAATTTTCACCTAAATCTTCATTAGGAGTATCTAACCAAGCATTCCACTCAGCCCAACCCCGACTAATTTCAGTATCTTCAATAAATTCTTCAGGGCTTTTATACTCAATGTCTTTATTATTTAACATCATTTGCCGAACTATTGGAGAAAACTCTGCTTGGTCAAACGCAGAACCTTTTAAAGAATTAGTTAACGCAGGAGCAAGAACAGGATGCTTTTCAATAAAGTCACCAAACTCTTCTCGTAATTGCCAAGATGAAACAGTTTGGTTAACACCTAAATTATTATTAGTGTACCTACCCGTTAACATAAAGAACTCTTCACCATACATTTTTAAAAATATTTGTTCAGCAAAGTTAGGGTCATTTAAACGTCTACCTACGTCTTGTAATTCTCTGTATTCTTTTATCATTTCAGAAAATGGTGAAGCATCATCAACAGCTACAGGAATAAATACGCTACCAAATGCTCTTAATATTCCAATGTTTCTAGCTCTTGTTTGTGCTTCATGCACAATATCTTGAACAACTGACGGGTCAGAATAATTAGGTGTAATACCGTTCTCTCTCATTTGCGCATCTAAAATAGCTATTTGTTCTAACACGGTTCTATCCCAACTTTGCGTATTCCCTGCCCCTAAGCCAGTGCTATACCACGCATGTTTAGCCCACGTAGGAGCAAGCTCTTGCAAAAACCGTTCTCCAAAGTTTCCATCAGGATGTCCAAACGGGTACATCCATCCAAAGATTTCTTCTAACTCTGGTTTAGAACTTAAAGGACCAGTCCCCATTATTACTTCACGAACAGGTAAAGTAATAAACGGACCAAAGCTAGGCGTAGTTTGCGAAATCATAGAAAACAAACCATCTCTATCTAACGTAATTCCAGCTTTTAAAGCCTCCCCTACAGGACCAGCATCTGTCAAAATACTAACGTCAATACCAGTTGCTGCTTTAAACTTTGGACTTGTAAAGAACTGAGCTAACTGACTATCAGCAGGTCTAAATACTAACGTTTCAGTACCATACTCGTTTTTTTCTTGGTGCAAACCTATTAACGGCAACTCATAGTTATCTTTAGAAATAAAATATACTCCTTTGCCAACCATGTGAGGATTTTGCACAGCTAAACTAGCCCAACGCCCAATAATTTCTTGATACGCATTAAAGAAAGGCATACCAAAACCAACAGCTTCAGCAAATTGTGTGCGCTCAGCTAACTCATACAACACACTTCTTGTATCTTCTATAGCCTGCCTACGTGCCTCTGTCTCTATTCGCTGTATATCTTTAGGCGTTAAATCATACGTGCCATCAGCTTGACGATATGGTTGTACCGCTTCCATAACACCCCGTGTATATGATTCTTCAAAAAATGGTTGCCTAGAAATAGTATCAGAAGCCATTGTCCCTAAATTCTCAAACCCTGTATCAATAGCTGATGTAACAAGTTTTTTTATTGCACTTGCATCAGTACCCATCCACGCTGGACCTGTGCCTTTACCAAAATTATCGTAACCTTTGCTTCTAATTTGCCTAATTATATTTGCAAGACTATTAGTTTTTTCAAAACCATTTTTTACTTGCCAATCTTGATCTAGAATTTTTTGTGTAATTCCATCCCACGTAACGTTGCCTCCAGCTTTAGCAATTTGCCTTTCAGCTTGAAAAAACTTTTCAGGTAACAAATCATCAACTTCATCTAAAATATCTTGAGCTATAAGTTTTAAAATTTGTTTATCGCCTTCAAGACCTTCATATCTTTCAATACCTAAACGTTCTCTAATGCGAGGATTTTTGTCAATTACATCTGCAAGTTCATCAATTTTGTTAGCACTATCTCCATAAATTATGGTGTACATGTCTTGGCTAACAGGTCCAGTAGGGCTAAATTGTTTGTAATGGTTATTCCAAGCATCAGCTCCTTTAGCAGAATCATTAGCTAAATCATAAACATTCCAATGTTGAGGTGCTTGCTCTTCTATTAACCTACGTTCAGCATGGAAGAAACCTCTAACAGCTCCATCAGTTGAACGCCTTGCGCTTATTTGTTCTGTAGTCATTCTATGCCAACGCATATCAGAACCATAAGCATTATTAAATGTTTTGTTGCCTATTTCTAACCTGCCGTAACCAGCAGCATCCCACTCAACAGCAGCTTTATCAAACAAACTAACAATCTTATCTTTATCAGCTAACGCATAACCGTACCTTTTTTCTAGTTCATCAAAAGCATCTCTAACTTTTTGCGTTCTTCCTTTAACTAATTTAGCAAGTTCTTTGTATTCTTCATATCGTAAATTTAGTGCTTCTATACGACCTTGCGTTCTATTAAAAAGCTTAGGGTCAACAGAACCATCTGGTCTTTCAAAAGGCATATTAGTTCTTGTTTGACCCTCTTTAAATTCTTTTATCATTTCTATGTTATCGTCAATTAACTGTTGAGCTGCATCTTCATACGCTGTAGCTAAAGTCTGAGAAGCATTACGCTCAGCTAACTGTTGAACAGCTTTTGTTCTAGACTTCCAATGTTTACCAGCCCAAGCCAAACCAGCTAAAGGATTAATCATGCTACCAACTAACAAACGACCTATTACAGAAGCAGCTTGCATAGAACCATACTTGTTTTTAGGTAAAAGTTTTTTCTGATCTTTAATGTTTCTTTCAATAGCAGCATCTATAAAGTTTTCAAACTGAGGAGATTTTTCAGGAACATACCCAAATTCATATATTTCTCCTCTTTCTGGTCCTAAATTTCTATTTCTGTTAATAACAAGTTCTTTAGCTTTAACTTGTTTTGTAACAATAACATGCGGTTCTTTTTTAGCTTTAGGCGCCCAATTTAAAAAATGTTCAACATACGCTTCAGATGGACTTACCCAATCAAATTCATTAATTCCTTCATCTTTAAATTTTGTTGGTACAGCACGATATACAGTTATAACAGCATCAGGATTATCTTTAGCAAGCCTCATAGCTTTAATTATTTCTTCATTAGCTACTTTATTCATTTCAGTTAATGCGTTGTAATACTCCTCGTCTGCTTGGCTACGCACAATTTTAACTCCGGCTGGTGAAGTATCTTCAATATATGTAATACCTCCAAAGCGTTCTACTATAAATTCAGCTTCATCCATACCCAACCGGTCAAATTTGTTACGTTCTGCTACCTGTATTCTTAAATTATTATCATTAAAGATTCTACTTAAATCATTTAACGAAGCTCCTTCATCTGGAGCCATGTGCCTATAACCTGTATCTTCAGCCTCAGGGTCATTAGATTTTTTTCTAAATTGATATTCTAATTTTTTAGGAGCATCAAACGCTTTACCTAAACGTTGTGCTTCTTGCAATAAAATCCATAAAGGAGCTTCATCTACAAGTATTTTTTCGCCACCGCCACCAATTAATTGACCTCTGTCAAATGCGCTCCGATCTCTTGTTACTTCAGTTTTAATTTTAGGTTCAAGATTTTTTGCAAATTCTGGATATACTTTAGTGCCTGTTGTGTTTTGCATAATTGGCGTACCATCTTTTTCATAACCAACAATTTTTTGTACGTTATGATCAGTAACAATTTCAGCACCTATATATATTTCTCCAGTTAAAACTTCGTCACCGTACCTTGCTTTAAACTCATTACGAACAGCTTGCTCAAAAGCAGCTTCACTCCAATTCAAACCATTAGCAGCTAAACGTTGTTTATATTTAGTTAAACCTGCTTGCAACGTTCCTAAAGATTTAAGCATCCCAAACGTAGCTGCCATACGAAGTTTCTCATCAGTCAAAACACGTGCAGTCCAACGAGGAGTTAACAATTTACCAGCAGTCCACACATTACGCATACCGCCATAAACCGAACTACCTACTTTCCTAGTAACTTGATAAGCAGGTTTTCTTGCACCACGAACAGTTTGCCCAGTTATTCTAGCAAATTCAGTACCTAGCAAATCCCAACGAGGCACAACACTAGACGAAGCTAACTGACTAGTACTCAAATTGTAATAAAGAACATTAACACCGTTTTCATTAACCATAGTAATAGAAACAGCGTCTTCGCCAAACTCATCATAAATAGCTTGTAAATCTGCCTCAGTTAATTTACCACGCAAACGCCTATCAGTAGTACTTAAATAATCTTCATCAGCAGTTACAGTCTTAGCTTTTTTCTTTCTTAAAGATTGCACAACACCTGTTTTAGAATTAACTCTATTTAAAAACCCTGCTTGCGCTTCACCTAACCAATCAGTTAACGTGCCTTCTTCAATTTTAACAAGAGTATTATTAGAATCGTACACTCTAACATCAGCTTCTATAAAGATTTTTTCTGCACGTTTACTTAATTTGTTAACAGTATCTTGATA